GGAAAATATGCTTACATATCCTCAAACAAAATTTACAAAATGGTATACAGGAAAAGAAATACTTGCACCACTTTACCAACAAGCATTTAAATGGTTTAGAGAGAAGTATGATTTATATTTCTATATTCAATATCATAAAATATTACATTATTACTATGTTTATATAAATGATAAGATGCTTATTCTAAATATAAATGGTAAAAGATGTCCTGAATTTATGTCTTACGAAGAAGCAGAACTTGCTTGTTTAATTAAACTAATTGAAATAACTAAAACTAAATAAATATGCAAGAACAAATGAAAATGAATGTGGACATTAAACAAACCACACCTATTGAATCAGCAGAAGGAAATCATGTATTCCAAGAAGCAGTAGTGTTAAGAAAAGCAAGTAAATTCCTAGTAGGTACATCTGAAGACGCAGTGATTCCAATTCCAGTGTTTATTGATGTTAAAACAGGAAAAATTTTAACTGAATTATTACCTAAAGAACTCCGTGAGGAATATGAAGAGTACAACAAAACAAAGTAAGTCATTTACTATATTTGACTGGATAAAAGCAGTCATTGACACTAAACCATCTTGGGAAACATTTAGTCTTGAACAACAAAAACAATTTAACAACTATATGATTCATCGTTTTCTAAGTATGAATCCAAAATATATTGAGATTGTAAATTATATACAAGGACTAAATATTCAGGACAGTAAAAAATTATATGAAGTGTATTGTTTTATGATTCCACAATCTAAAAATACTTACTCAGCTTATATCAAATCAAATATGAAAAAATCATCACCTGAAGTAGCTCAACATGTAGCAGAATATTTTGAATGTTCTGTAGCAGAAGCAGAAGAATATATTTCACTAGCTGATAATAAAAAATGGTTAGAAAATATTTTAACTTTAAAAGGAATTGACGAAAAAGAAATTAAAAAACTAATAAAATAATGGCTACAGAAAAAACAGTTATCCAACAAATGGAAGAAGAATACCCAGAAATTGCTAGGGAGTATAAAAAGATTCTTAAGGAACAATATGAATTGTTTGCTGGAAAGATGTTAGACTATGGTTTAGACAACATTTCTATGGGTACACGTCTTGAAACTCAAGATGAAAAGAAACTTTCATTAACAGCAGTTTGGATTCGAATGAATGACAAAATGAATCGTTTAAAAAATCTAGTTTTACTAGGTAAAGAAAATCGAGTAGCAGATGAACCTACAACTGACAGCTATAGAGACATTACTAATTATGGTATTATTGCTCAAATAGTTCAAAATGGAATGTGGAAAAAGTAATGGCTAAAAGTAAAACACCATCAATAGTAAAACAAATTAGAAATTTTAAGTCACAGGAAATAAACTATGCTTTTCATAAAACAATTTCCTACTCTCAACTGTCAATGTACTTGCAGTGTCCTAAAAAATGGGCACTGCAATACAGAGATGGACATAAAATTCCTAGTTTTTCTATCAACATGACTTTTGGAACTGCCATGCATGAAACACTGCAAAATTACTTGTCTGTGATGTACAATGAAAGTGCAGTAAAAGCTGATGCTGTAAACATAGAAGAATACTTTGAAGAGAGATTTAGAGAAAACTATGCTAAGAGCTATAAGGACAATAAAAATGTTCACTTCAGCAGTCCTGAAGAAATGAGAGAATTTTACGATGATGGTTTAGCTATTTTAGACTTCATTAAGAAAAAACGAGGAGAGTATTTTAGTAAAACAGGATGGCACTTAGTAGGCATTGAAATACCTATTGTAATTTCACCAGATAAACGCTATAACAACGTTTTATTCAACGGATTTATTGACTTAGTCTTATATCATGAGCCCACTGAACAATTTGTTATATACGATGTAAAAACAAGTACTCGTGGTTGGGGAGATAAAGAAAAAAAAGACGAAGTCAAACAATTTCAAATTTTACTGTATAAAACATATTTTAGTGAAATATTTGGAGTGTCTGAAGATCACATAGATGTTGAATTTTTTATTGTAAAAAGAAAAATTTGGGAACAAAGTGAATTTCCTCAAAAGCGTGTTCAACAGTTTACTCCTGCAAATGGTAAAACAAAAGTTAAAAAAGCAAAAACAGCATTAGATTTGTTTATAGGAGATGTGTTTAACTTAGACGGATCTTATAAGTCTACTGACTTTCAAGCTACACCATCAAAATCAGTATGTAAATATTGTTCATATAATAATTCTCCTCTTTGTAATAAAGGAAAAACTTCCTAAAGGAAATAGATTTTTTATATATTTATATATATAAAATAAACGCTATGGAAAATAAAGACATACTTACCTCAGTAAAAGTAGACAAAGATTTGTTTGACACTTTTAAAATAGAATGTGTAAAAAGAAAATTCTCATTAAATAAGCTTGTAAATCGGGCAATTGATTTATATATTAATGATGAAGATTTTAGAAAAAAATTAACAAATCACAATAATCCAAAAATTAAAGACTAAAAATAAAGTTATGGAAAAATTAAATTTAAAAGTTAGAATTCAAATTCTTGATTCTGATGATCAAATTCTTTTACAATCTACAATTGATCAAAATAAAGTAAAGGATTTAAGAATTTACACAAATATTAGTCTTGTAGACGAAACCTATCTAATTCTATTAGATGAATTAAAACAAAAATTAAACTAAAATAAGTTATATGAATTCAAGTTTTGCTTATCTTCCTCAAAATGAGAGGAAAAAGATTCTTCTTATATGTGACGACATTAGAGTACACTCAGGAGTAGCAACTGTTGCTCGTGAAATGGTGCTCAACACTTCTCAACATTTTAATTGGACTCAGATTGCAGGAGCAATCAATCATCCTGACAAAGGAAAAAAATTAGACTTATCTGGAGACACCAACATCAACACTGGTTTAACAGATTCATTAGTTACAATGTATCCTGTAGATGGATATGGTGACGTAAATTTAATTAGACAAATCATTAAAATTGAAAAACCAGACGCAGTGTTTTTGATTACTGATCCAAGATATTTTACGTGGCTATTTCAAATTGAAAATGAAATTAGAAGAAAAATGCCTATTGTTTACTTAAACATTTGGGACGACTATCCAGCTCCAATGTACAATAGACCATACTATGAAGCGTGTGACGCTTTGTTAGGCATTTCTAAACAAACAGTCAACATCAACAAATTGGTGTTGGGCGACAAAGCTAAAAGTAAATTGATTAGTTATGTGCCACATGGTTTAAATCAAGACATTTTCAAACCAATTGATTTAAATGATTTTGAATTTCAAAAATTCAAACAAAATGTGTTTAAAGGAAAAGAGTATGATTTTGTTGTGTTTTTCAATTCTAGAAACATTCGCCGTAAACAAATTCCAGACACTTTACTAGCATACAAATTATTTGTAGATTCATTGTCTGAAGAACAAGCAAGTAAGTGTGCTTTTTTACTTCACACACAAATAGTAGACGACAATGGAACCGACTTAGGAGCAGTATGTGAATTTTTATTTGACAACAGTTCAAAATACAACATTATATTTTCAGAAAAACCACTTCCACCTCAACAAATGAATTATCTCTACAACATGAGTAATGTTCAAATTTTATTAACAAGCAATGAAGGTTGGGGACTAAGTTTAACAGAAGCAATACTATCAGGAAATCCAATTATTGCAAATGTAACTGGTGGAATGCAAGATCAAATGCGTTTTGTAAAAGATGGAAAATGGATGGAAGTAGACGCTGATTTTCCTTCAAATCATAATGGAACAATTAAAAAACATGGTGAGTGGGCATTGCCTGTTTATCCAACAAATCGTTCAATTCAAGGATCACCAATAACTCCTTACATTTGGGATGACAGGTGCACAGCTGAAGACGCTGCTGATCAAATTAAATTTGCTTATTCTTTAGGCAAAGAAAAATTGAAAGAAAGAGGATTAAAAGGTCGTGAATGGGCTTTGTCTGATGAAGCAGGATTTACAGGTGAAAAAATGGGCAAGCGAATTATTGAAAATTTAGACACCTTATTTGCAACTTGGAAGCCAAGAGTAAAATTTGAACTTATCAACACCAAAAATGTAGAAAAAAGAACATTAAATCATAAATTAGTTTATTAATATGAATACACCTGATGAATCAAAACTAATAGAAATTTTATTTTTAGAAGATTGTAAACTTTTAAAAAATGGATCTTTATTAGAATACTATGAAAGAGCAAATACTCAACTATTTGAATTTCTAAATCCAGACTTAGCATATTCATATGAAGAAACTAGTATGGATAATGGTCAAAAAATGTTTAAAGCAAAATATGAA